ATTGAGGAAGCGGAACGATACAAAGGTGAACGGGCGGCGTATGGTACGTTTATGCACGCCGCATTTGAGGAATTATTAATTAACCGGGCTTATGATTTGGACGGGTTAAAAGGCAAACTAAAAGAATATATTGAGGTTTACCGATTGCCGGACGATTTTATATATTATGCCGACGATTTGAAAAAGGACGTATTGGCGTTTGCTCAATTCGTATTAGATTACGACGTGCGCCCGTTGGCGGTTGAAATTGCTTTAGTGCATCCATATTACAAGTATGCCGGAATGATTGATTGCCCGTGTACCATGTTGGCAAAGATAGGCGGCGACGAACGTATTAACGCAATCGTCGATTTTAAGAGCGGACGCAAAGGATTTTACGAGGAAAGCGAGATACAATTAGGGATGTACCGGGATATGTGGAACGTCAATTTTGAGCAATTCCCCGTTACCCGTATTTTCAATTTCAGCCCGAAAGATTGGCGCAAACGTCCGTCGTACAATCTGAAAGAACAAACGGATAGCCCCAATATACGGAAAATCCCGTATCTATTGGAAATTGCGGCTATTGAGGACGAAAAGAAAGATAATACGTTTACGTCGGTTAATGGCATGGTATTGTTAGACAATGCCCCGGATTTAACGCAAAACGTAATATCCTTATCGTTGGCGGAATTGATTAAAACGAAAGCCCCAAAGGAGGCGACCCCGGACGAAAACACGGACGCCGCCGAGAAAGTCAAGGCAGATGGTACGAATATAAAAACAATCAGTTGTGAAATTTTTATAGATAAAATTAACAATGCTGATGATAATTATTCTTTGTATCATACCACAGATATTGCACAAACATACGGCGTTAATTTGATTGATGAGGGATTAGATTTAGACCAACACCGTTGGTATAGTATAGCAACAAACATTTATAAATGTTCTGATGGGTATGTAAAAGTAAAAGGAGCATTTCAAAGTTTTTCGGAAATGCAAATGTGGTCTGATATTGATGTACATTCAGAGGCGGAAAAATTGCAAGGTGATGAATTACGAGCATTTGAATTGAGAATGAAAGCGTATGCGATTGAAAAAGGATTAAAACAAAAAACAGAATTGGAAAAGGAACTAAAGAAAACAACCATTGTTAAACGTGCGCCCAAAAAGGCAAAGGAGGCGGAAAAGAAAGCCACCACGGACAAAACGACCGCAAAGCGGGGTAATACCACGGAAAAGAAAGTAAAGCCCGCAAATGAGCCTAAAAAGCCCAAAAACGAGAGTAGGAAAAAGATGTTGAACGACGACCCCGAAATTTGATTGTTATGAATATAGTATATTATGCAGTTGATAAGGACGGACGGGCAATTATACATACGGAAAAACCCGAAAGATGTACACGGGATTTTGATAGCCCCGTTTGGATTGATGCGGTTGAGTTATTGGGAGAAATACCCCCGGAATTATCGCATATAAATTGGGAAAATTCGCCCGTTAAATTAGAGTTAAATATAAAAGTTGTTGAATGATGAAAGGAAGAATAAAACGACCGGAGGCGCAACAATCCCGTTTAATATTGCCCCGTGTCGGTCAAATAAAAATCGGTATGAAAAACGCAAACGGTTATCCGCAAAGCGTTGATTACTTCATACCAACGGGAAAGTATGCCGGGTTATTTACGCAAGCATACGGCGAAAAGCCCCAAACAATACAAATTGTTTTCCCGGACGACGACCCGGCAAAAGTATGTAACGAGCGTTACGAATACCGGGACGACGACGGGCGATTGATTGCGGCGGGCGATGGCGATACGTTCCAAGTATGGGACGGAAAGAAATACGAAACATTGACAACGGAGAAATACCCAAACTTAATGCAGTCGATAACGAAGCGTTACCCGAACAAAAAGAGCCGCCAACCCGATTGCGACGGTTGGGAGGTTACATTAACGCTAAACTTTATTGTTCCGTTGGTTCGTGGGGTTGCCGGGGTTTGGCAATTCGCCACAAAAGGCACGGCGTCCACAATCCCGCAAATCCGGGAAACGTTCGACGGTATGTTGTTTGAACGGGGATTTTGCAAAGGCATTATCTTTGATTTGAACGTACAATTTGCCACAACTCAAAAGCCGGGAGACCGTTCCCGCTTTCCTGTTGTCTCATTGGTTCCTAATGAAAGTGCGGATAATGTTTTGAAAGTGCGCAAAGCGTGGGAACCTGCAAAGCAATTGGATAATGAATAAAAAATGCTATATTTGCGTCGATAAAACAAACGACTACCACCGTTTGCAAAGTATTGCTAATTTATTTAGCGCAAAGCCCGTTTTCCGGTGTGTGGTAGCCCGGATTGCGGGCTTTTATATTTTAATTATGGATTTTATTATAAAAAACAAATGGATTAACGAATTGCATTTGAAAGGTAATAAGTTAATGTTGTATGCAATGATACACGCCTATTGTGTTAGATATGGCGAGTATTCAAAGGGTATTTTGTATTTATCCAAATGTTTAGGGATAAACAAAAGCACTGTAATTGATTGCCTTAAATGGTTATGCGAAAAAGGATTATTAATAAAATCAGTTCAGCCCGTAGCAGAACCGGATGTTTATAAAATATCAATATTATGAAATACACGATATTAATAAACCAATATGCCGCCGTTAATAGCGGTTTAGATTTAGATTTAATAGATTTGGCGATTTTTGATTTTATAAAAGATTTCGCCAATTGTGCAAGTTGCGTTAAGATGCACACCCCGGAGGGAATATATTTTTGGATTTCCCACAAGTTAATATTGGAAGCAATGCCGTTATTGAATATAAAGACAAGTCAAGGCATGATAAAGCGTATTGATAATTTGATTAAAGCCGGAATTTTACAAAAACATCCTAATTGCGAATTGTATAACAAAACTCTGTATTGTTTTGGTGAAAATTACGAGTTACTAACATTTACCGAAAAGGCAGCAAGGATATTAACCGGAGTTGATACCCCTAAACAAAAGTTGATGCCCCCCATAAACGAAAGTTTAGGGGTACCCATAAACGAAAGTTTAGGGTATAATAGTAATAATAATAATATAGATAATACAATAAATGATAATGAGAATACCCCCAACAACAATGTTGTCGGGGAATTATTCCCGGAAGAACAAAAGGTTGAGGAACCAAAGGAGAAAAAAACGTTATTCCATAATTCCGACGTTTACAAAATGGTTAAATTTGAAAACGGCGTTGGCGTGGATTATTCCGAGTTTGAAAGTAAGTTTGCAACCCCGGAATTTGAAAAGGTCGATTTGGTTTATTATTTCCATGCCGTCGCCGATTGGAGCGACCAAAAAAACATGAAACGCACAAAGAACGGTTGGTTGGCGACCGTGCGTAATTTTATCCGTGGCGATGTGGAACGCAACAAATTACATTTGAAACCGCAATTCCAACAAAGCAAATCCAAGATAAACGTATTTGATGCAGTCAAATATTTAAATGATGATTTTTGATTATGGGAAAAGGACATAGATTTAGTTACAATTGGACGTTGAAAGATGCAAATTTCACGAAAGACAAAGGAAAAGTTTTTTCATGTTTTGCATGTGGAGGAGGTTCAACGATGGGATATAAGTTAGCGGGATTTGATGTAATAGGCTGTAATGAAATAGACCCAAAAATGAACGAATGTTATGTAAGAAATAATAATCCTAAATACAATTACGTATGTGATATAAGGGATATGGTAAAATCTAATGAATTGCCGGAAGAATTGTATAATTTGGATATATTAGACGGTTCGCCTCCATGTTCTACATTTAGTATTTCCGGGAGCCGTGAAGATTCATGGGGAGTAGAAAAGAAATTTAGGGAGGGGCAAAAAAAACAAGTCTTAGATACTCTTTTCTTTGATTTTATTGATTTGGCAAAAAAATTAAAACCCAAAATTGTAGTATCCGAAAACGTAAAAGGTTTATTGATGGGAAATGCCAAGAATTATGTAAAAAAGATATATCACGAATTTGATTTAGCTGGTTATTACTGTCAACATTTTCTTTTAAATGCCTATAATATGGGAGTTCCTCAAAATAGGGAGAGGCTTTTTTTCTTATGTATAAGAAAAGATATAGGAAATAAGTTTCTACATAAAAAAAACTTATTTGATTTAGTTCCTTTTATAGATATGAATTTTAAGGAGGAACCTATTTTATTCAAAGAAATAGTTGATTATGGCGGAAAAGAAATAAAAAAAGGTTCAAAAACACGTTTTTTATGGGATAATCAGAAAATTGAAGATAAAAGTTTATGTGATGTTTATCAAAGATTATACAATAAACGAGGCTTTTATAACTTTAATTTCTTTGATGAAAGAAGCGTTGCACCAACATTAACACCTGCAGAACACATGACTTTGATATTAAAAACAAAACCAATGTATTTAAGTAGAAACGAAATAATAAAAATTTCTTCATTCCCTTTGGATTATAAAGGGAATGACAAGGAAATTGGTTATTTATGTGGTATGAGTGTTCCGCCTGTAATGATGGCAAACGTAGCAAATAATATTTATGAACAATGGTTAAGTAAATTGTAATATGGAAAATTTACCGGAAAAAGCAAATGTTCAAAATGTGGCGTTGGAAATATACAACCCAAAGCCCGGAATAAAAGCAATTGAGATTCGCCGTAAAATGGTACAATTGCCGGAGGTTGCAAAAGCATTAACCCCGGTTGAAAAGTATATTTTCGTGGCGTCCACAAAAAAACAGATTGCCGAGATTGACGACGAAACGTTGATTGCCAAAACCGGGCAAATGTTCCGGTTTATCGCAATGGACGTGGGGTTTATCATTCCCACGGAAAACTGGGACGATTGGACGTATATTTGTACCCGGTTGTTGGATTTGCTAAAACGCTATTATTCGCAATTAACATTATCCGAGGTTAAATTAGCGTTTGAATTGCTGATTACCGGGGAATTGGACGACTATTTGCCAAAGGATAGGGACGGCAACGCCGAACGGAAACATTACCAACAATTCAACGCCGATTATTTCGCAAAGGTATTGAACGCATATTGCCGGAAACAAAACCAAGTTATCGGCAAAGCATATACAGCGTTGCCGGAACCGAAAAAGGGGTTAAGCCCGGAGCAAATCCGGTATTATCGCAATCAATCGGTTATGACTTGTTTAATGTGTTTTATGCGCTATAAATATACCGGGCGTTTAGTGTTTGGATTAACCGACGAAATGTTTGTTTATAATTGGTTGTTGGGCGTTGGGTTAGCGGATGAAGTGAAAGAAACCGAGGACGACCGGAAAGAAGCGTATAACAGATTTTTAGCCAGTGCCGCCCGTGGGTTCGTAAATGAATTTACGGTTTACCATGTGCGAAAACAGGGAACCCAAAGCCCCGAAATTGATTATACGGCTTTTGAGGTTGCCCGGAAAAAGGAGATTAAACGAACATTCGACCGGATGATTGAGGAAGAAATTTATGTGTATAATTATTTGAGGTTTGAAAAATGAAAAAAAGAGTTTCAGCAACAAAATTATATAGGCTTTGGGAAAGCATAAAAGCCCGTTGTTATAATTCCAAAAGAAAGGATTATCCTAATTATGGTGGTCGTGGAATAACTGTTTGCAAAGAATGGTTTTGTTTTGATGTTTTTAAAAATTGGGCTTTAGAAAATGGGTATAATCCCGGCTTAGAGATAGATAGGATAAATAACGATGGGATATATTGCCCGGATAATTGCCGTTTTGTTACTCATTCGGAAAATAATAGGAATAAGCGAATACGGCGAGATAATACAACCGGATATAAAGGAGTAACCCGGCATAAGCAAACCGGGAAATATAATTATGAAATTCAAATCGACGGAATACGATATAGGAAAAGCGGTTTTTTAACCGCAAAAGAAGCGTATAACGCACGATTGGTTAAAGTTGAACAAATAAAGAGTATGTTATGAAAATAGATTGTATTATAGGTATCGACCCCGGTAGTAATGGGGGTATTGTGGTTTGGCGACCCAACCATAATGCGACGGCAATTAAGATGCCAAAGGATTTAAACGAAATACGGGATTTTCTCAATTACTACAAAGAGATAACAACCCCGATTATCTTTTTGGAAAAATTGAGCGTTCGCCCGGACGACGTAACCGTTGGGGATGCCGGGGCAAACATGGGTAAATTGTACCGCATACAAAAGATGTTGCAAAACTTTGAACATTTGAAAGCCATTATAACCGTCGCCGAAATACCATTTGTTTTGGTTAATGCTATGAAGTGGCAAAACGACCTTAAATTGCGTATCAAGGTAAAAGGGAAAAAGGAGGAAAAGGCAGACCGCAAACGACGGTTCCGGGATATTGCCGGGAAATTATACCCGGAAATTACCCCGGCGTTGTGGAATGCGGACGCAACGTTAATAATGCACTTTGGACGGTTCATTTTACAAAACAACCCCCGTTGGGTTTTGGAAAATTTGCCCCAACAAATGCACAACCGTTTATTTTAAGCCCGTAGGGACGTTTAATTATTCAAATGGTTGCTTATATGGCAGACGAAACAAAAGCCCCGCAAATCGAAAATCCCGAAAAAATAACGGCAAAAGATTTGGCGGAAATGGTAAAACAGATGCGGCACAACCAACGACGTTGCCAACGGAACCCAACCCCGGAGAAATTGGCAACGTTGGAAAGTTGGGAACGCAAAGTTGATGCGGTCGTTGCTGTATTGACCGATACACAAATGAAATTGTTTTGATAATGGACGAAATGGATTATATCTATTTAGGCGACCGATTGACCCGCCCGGAATTGCGACGTATGCCGTGCCGGGCGGTTCGTCGTTCTGATGGAAAATGTATAAGAGGACGCAACGGCAATATGTTAGTTGAGTTTGACGGCGTGGGTAAATGTGTTATTTTAGGGCGGTTATTGCGGAAAATAAAAAAATAACCGAAAATAAAAAATAAAAGTTTTGGTATACCCATTATTTTACATATATTTGCGGCATGAAAAAAGGTAAATACTTAATAGAATATGATTGTTACGTTGCTGAAAATGGCAATATAACGCAAAATGATAAGGAAATAAAGCCTTATTTGAACGGTGGCTATATGACTGTAAAATTAAAAATCAATGGTTTAAAAGTTATGCGGGTTCATAGATTGGTTGCTTTGGCGTTCATTCCCAACCCGGACAATAAACCATGTGTTGACCATATCGACGGGAATAAATTAAATAATCATGTTAATAATTTACGTTGGTGTACTATTGGCGAGAACCTAAAATTTGAGAACGTTAAACGTGTATCAAAATTATATCCCGTTAAACGTATTGATAAATTAGGTAATATTGTATGTTTTGATAATATTTTAGATGCGTGTGTTTTTCCTTGGCAAAAGTATGTAATATTACAGGTATGTAACGGGAAAAGAAAAACATACAACGGTTATAAATGGGAACATAACGACCCGGCGATTTCCGGGAAATAAATAAATTTAAAGAGCAATGTATATTAAGAAATTGGAATTGTTGAATTTTCAAGTTATCAAAGAGTTCAACGCAGATTTTGAGGGTAATGTATATTTCATTACCGGGGACAACGAGTTAGGCAAATCAACCCTATTAAAAGCAATCGGCGCAATGTTGACCGGGAACCGGGACGCCGTGTTGAAAAATGGAGAGGACAAAGGATTTGCAAAAATGGTAGTAGGTAACGACGGCGAAAATTACGAAGTCGAATTAAAGTTTACCAAAGCCAACCCACGTGGGACGTTATCCATAAAATCACAAACAACCGGGATGCGTTCGGATAACGTTTCAATGTTGCAAAAGATTTTCGGCTACCAAGATTTTGACGCCGTGGAGTTTTCCCGTTGGAGTGAAACCGCCGAGGGACGCCGCAAACAAATTGAGGTTGTAAAGGCTTTGTTGCCGGAAAAGGTGCGCACCCGAATTGCAGAAATTGACGCCGAGGTTACGACCGTTAAGGACAAACGAAAGGACGCCAACGCCGAGGTCAAGACGTACACAACCATTTGCGCCAACGCTGAAAAGCAATTGAAACCCGGCGACGTCAAAACGTATGCCGAGAAAAAGGATATTACGGCGTTGATGGAAGAGCAAAACGAAAATGCCCGGTTGATTGAGAAAGCGAAAACGGTACGCCAAGCCCGGCAACAAAGGATTGAACAATTGGAGGCAATCCCCGGACGAATTAAAGAGGCGGAAGAAACCCGAAAAAGTAATATTAAGGCAATCGACGACAAATTAGCCGCCGAGGAAAAAGAAGTTGCCCGGATAATTGCCGAGGCAAACGCCCGGTTGGAAAAAGCCAAAGAAGATGCGAAAGCCAACAAAAAAGCCATTGAAAACGATTATAAGGAAACGTTGCAAGTTATCGTAAACGACAAATCCGAGTTTGTGAAACGCAAAGCGAATGCCGACAAATGGTTAGAGGAATACGAAGCCAACAACCCGGAACAATTAGATACGGCGGAACAACTGAAAAAAGCCGAGGAACACAACCGTATCAATGCGTTGGTTGTGGATTACATGGCAAAGAAGAAACAAAAGGAAGCCGCCGAGAAAATCGCCCGCACGTTTGAGGACAAATTAGGCGCATTGGCAAAGGAAAGGGAAACACTTATTGCAACGTCCAAATTACCGATTGCCGGGCTTTCGTTCACGGACGACGGGTTAGAATTAAACGGCGTGCCGTTCGTTGCCGGGAAAGTGTCAGATAGTCAAATTATGGAGGTTGCCGCCAAACTGATTATCGCAAGCAATCCGACGGTTAAGGTGTTCCGCATTGCGAGGGGCGAAAGTTTAGGCGAAAAGCGTTTGCAGGCGATTATAGACATTGCAAAAGCAAACGGATTTCAAGGCTTCATAGAGGAAGTAAAACGTGGACAAACCGATTTAGTAGTTGAGGAATACACGGAAAACGAATAATAACCGGGGGCGGGCTTTCCGTCCTCTTAAAATCTAAAACAATGGCATATACATTGAACGATAATTTGAAACGTTGGGCGGAACAATACGAAACCGCCGAGTTTATCCAATCCGACCCGGTGCAAATCCCGCACCGTTACGATAGCCGGGTAAATATTGAGATTAGCGCATTTGTTACGGCGTGGATTGCGTGGGGTTCCCGCAAACAGATAATCCAAAAGGCGGATTTTATCGACCGGGAAATTTTCAAAGGTGCGCCGTATCATTATATTGTCGGAACCGACACGCAGGGAGCCGCCCCGGAATGGAAGCAATACAAAGGCAGTAAAGAGAATTTTTATAGAACGTTTACATACGCCGATTTCCACGACCTTTGCGCCCGCTTGTTTGACGTATATAGTAAGTTTGAGAACATGGAAAAGGCATTGCAAGCGCAACCGGGCGGGCGTCCGTTGGAACAATTGCAACGTCTTTTCGGCGATGTTAAGGGCGTGCCGGATATGGAAACGAAAAGCGGTTGCAAACGCTTATGTATGTTTTTGCGTTGGATGTGCCGCCACGGTTCCCCGGTTGACTTTGGATTGTGGACGATTTGCGACCCCCGTAATTTAATCATTCCATTAGATACCCACGTACATAAACAGGCATTGCGGTTGGGGCTTGTAAAACGTCGGACGCCGGATTTGCAAACAGCCATTGAGATAACCGACCGTTTCGCCGAGATATTCCCGGACGACCCAACAAAGGGGGATTTTGCGTTGTTCGGTTATGGAGTGAATAACGGTAAGGTTGCACCCGTTACGACGGAACCGGAGCCGGAAAAAGAGCAACCAACCGCCGTGGCTGATTTGTCAATTGCCGACGTTCTGAAAATGCGGTTGTTTTATGACAACGCCGCCGCCGAGGTTCGGGAAATATGGGAAAGTCGGGAAAAAGCCCGCAAAGCATTGAAAGCAACCGAGCGTTTGAAAGCGCACCCAATCGACGGGTTGCACAATGCCGGATTGTTGGAGCCGGGCGAATTTGTTGTTACATTCGCAAAGGTATTGGATAAACGGGAAACGAAGTTATCACGGGCGGAACGGGACGTTATCCATATAATCGGAATGACAGCGTTTAATAAGACAATGCAAAAATTAATAGCCGATGAAAAAGCGAGAAATAACAGCGACGGGAACAATAAACAATAACGGCGGGTTGGCAATGTATATGGGGGAATTAAACGAGTTTTTCAAGGGTTGGAAAGGTTCCCGCATTATTGCCCGGTTTATTGTTGCGTCCCCCGGTTCGTCCGAGGCTTTGAAAGGGTATTATTTCAACTATGTTGTACCGACGTTTAAGCACGCAATTTGGGAGGCGGGCGAACGTCTTACAGAGGAACAAACCGAACGACGTTTGCGGGAATTTTCCCCGATTATGTACGTTGAACGGGTCAACGAGGAAACGGGGGTATATTCCCACGATTTGCGCACCGTGGCGGATTTGTCGAACGCCGAGTTAATCGAACATATCGAAACGCTCAAACAGATAGCCGCCGAGGAATACAATACATTTATTGACGACCCCCGAACGTTGTAGGTATGTTTTGCAAGTGTAACGGAAAGCGGAAAAATTACCCGTTGGCGGGTTGGCGGATTATCCGCCACGAATACACGCCAAAGCATTACAGCCGGATAAAGTGTTTGCGGTGCGGGTGCGTTTGGATTACACGGGCAAAATATGTTGAACAAACCCCCAACGAGGACGGGCAAAAAAGACTTTTTTAGTATGGAATTAAACGACAAATCCCCGATGCCGCAAGGTAAATTTAAGGGGCAACCGATGGAAAACGTACCGTATTGGCATTTGCTTTGGTTGGACGGAAAACCGGGACGTCCAAAAGTATATAGACGAAAACCGGGACGTTTTGGAATTGGAAAAAAAGCGGGATAAATACCGCAATGAGAGCGAAAACAGTAATTAATGATTTAATATTTAAGGTTATGCAAAAATTTGATTTGAAAGATGTTTGTTTCTTTGATTGTGAAACAACCGGGGTTCCGGCAAAGGGTTTGAAATGGGATGCGGATTTTGAGCAATTCCCGCACGTCGTCCAATTGGCGTGGTCGTTGGGCGATAAGGAAAAAAGTTATATTATCAAACCCGATAATTACGAGATACCCCCGGAAACAACCGCAATTCATGGTATAACAACCGAACGGGCAATTGCCGAGGGCGTGCCGTTTGCCGAGGTTGTGGACGAATTTTTAGCGGATGCCAACGCCGCCCCGCTTGTATGTGCGCACAACATTTACTTTGATAGTTCAATGTTAAAAGCAAACGTTTTGCGCTATTGTGGACGGGAATATTACGACGCACATGTTGAGGACGCATTACATAAGGGTAAACGCATTGATACAATGATGAAAACAATTAAGTTTGTCGGCGCATTGTATTCAAACGGGCGACCGGGAAAATATCCCAAATTAGAGGAATTATATAGTAAGTTATTCCCCGGCGAAACATTCCCGGCGCATGACGCATTAGAGGACATAAGGGCGTTGCGCCGTTGCGTCCCGGAATTGGTTAATTTGGGGATTATTGAGTTAGCGCAAAAGGAATACCCGGCGGAACAACTCAAAGCCCAATTTGAGCCGGAAAAGCCCAAAGGCGGGCGCAATATTGAGTTACACGACCCCAACCCGGTAACGGAACCAATCGGAACCGGGGAACCCGCCCCGGAACCAATCCCGGAACCGGAATGCCCGGCGGTTCCGTCGAATAGTAAGACACGGGAATTGTTGGACGAAAACGAATTTTGATTAAAACCGTGCCGGGCGGGTTCCCGGCAACAAATAATATTACAATATGAGCGAAGAAAAAAAAGCCGCAAACGTTATGTTGATACCAAGCGAAAAGGCGTTTGCATTGTCGAAAGTCAAGACATTAAAGGACGGCGGGTTAGACGTACATTATGAAGTTACCGAAACAATCGGTAATGAGAGTTACACGAACAAATACCACGTCGAAAGTGCAAAGGACATACACCCGGATTTGCGGGATTGTTTCGACCGTTTGCGCCCAATCATGGGACGGATTTTTAATATTACGTCCTTTCTTTCAATGGTTGAAACGTCCGATTTTAAGGCGACTAAAAAGCAAAGCGAGTTATCACGGGATTTTGCCGACGAAATGTTGAAAAACATAGAGGTTCGGGGCGTGTCCTTTTCCGGTCAAGACGATAACGTAGGGGTTGTTTTAACCGGGTTGTTTACCGTGTCTAACAATCAGAAAACCGCAATCAATTCGCCCCGCCTTAAATTCAATACGGAAACGTTCGGGTTTGAGGAAGAATTAGAAGAAATTGCCGCCGACATTGAAACCGAGGTTTACGCATTTCTTTTCAAGGGTAAAAAGGCGCAATTGGAGTTGTTCGGGGCTGATGGCGAACCCGCACCGGGTTTGAGTGCCGAAAAGGTAGAGGACAACGGATTGTTCCCGAACGTTGACGACCCGGCGGACGAAAACGAGGAAAACAACGAAACCGGGGATATGTAAGGCAATGGAACCGTATTTGCTAACAGACCGGGACGAATACCAATATTGTATCAATCGGGGGTATAATCCCCTGATTGATATTAAACACTTTACAATGGATATTCGTTTGAGGGTTGAGATACAACGGGAATTGTTCGGGCATTGTATTACGGGACGGGGCGCAAATATCATGGCGGCAAATGAACGCTTTTTTCGTTGGGTTTGGGAGCATAAGCCACACCGATGCGAGGAATGTTTAAAGCCGTTACGGAATTATTCCGCCGTTTATTGTTCGCATATATTGACCCGTGGAGCGTTTCCCGAAATGGCGCATGATGCAAGAAATATAAATATACTATGTTTTGAACATCATTCATGTTGGGAGAATGGGGATAAAACGAAAATGCGTATATATTCCGGCAATATGATAATGATTGAATTAATGAAAAATGAGTATGCAAATTTGGAAAGATATTGAGGGTTACAAAGGACATTATCAAATTTCTAATTATGGCAATGTTCGTTCCTTAAAAAAGGATGCGTTTCTAATGAAAGGCGGATATTTGAAAGGATATAAAATAATTAATTTATGGAAAAATGGAACCGGGAAAATGTTCCGTGTTCATAGATTAGTTGCGGCGGCTTTCATTCCGAACCCGGAAAACAAACCATGTATCGACCATATCGACGGCAACCGAGCCAATAACCATGCAGATAATTTGCGTTGGGTTACGGTTAAAGAAAATCAGAATAACCCAATAACAAAATCTAAATGGATTGGAAAAAAAGCGAACCCGCACCACGAAAAAGCGGTTGAGCAAATAAAAAACGGTATTGTTGTAAATGTGTTTGTTAGCATACAGGAAGCCGCCCGAAAAGGCAATTTTTCGGCAACGGCAATTTGTAAGGTATGTAAAGGGAAAGGAAATTTGCATAAGGGTTATAAATGGAGATATAAAAAATGAGAACCAAAAAGAGGCAACCCGATTACGGGGCAATTTCCCGGTCGTCAATCAAAAAAGACTTTCAGAGGGTACAAAGATACCCCGCCGAGGAAAAACGCCCGCAAATCGAAGAATTGCCAAAAATAAACGCCGAACGTCGTGTTATCCATATATCGGAAACAAGCGCATACGCCAGGTTTTCCCGGTACATTGTCGGTAAATTGGTACGACTAAAAGAAAAAGCGAACGTTGGCGGCAATTCGTGGTATTGCGAGTTTGTGCATGACGACGACCGTAAAGCCTTAAACATAGCGGCGGGTTGGTCTGATAATAAGAAATTGTATTTGTTGGATGGTATTAAATTCAAATAGTTATGAGTGTAAACAAAGTTACTTTATTAGGACATACCGGGAAAGCCCCGGATTTTAAGGAGTTCGACAACAGCGGTTGTGTTGCTACCTTTTCGTTGGCAACCACTAAACGGGGGTTTACGACAAAGGACGGGCGGCAAATCCCGGAGCGTACCGAGTGGCACAACATTGTGTTGCAAAATGGGTTGGCAAAGGTCGCCAATCAATACGTCAAAAAGGGCGATAAACTTTATATTGAGGGGGAATTAAGAACCCGGAGTTATGACGATGCGCAAGGCGTGAAACGGTATATTACCGAGATTGTCGCAACCGATATGGAAATGTTGACGCCAAAAGGAACCGGAGCCGGAACGCAAGCCCCGCCGCCGCCCGTGCCGGATGCACCCGCCCCCGACGGAACCGACGATTTACCGTTTTAATCTGTTTTAGTATGGGAGCGATAAACGGACGGGTTATTTACAGCCCAAAGGGAAAAGCCGGAGAATATGCCGAGAACGCCGCCAACTTTTACGTTGGTTGTTCCAACGGATGCACGTATTGTTATTTGCGCAAAGGGCGGGGCGCAAAAGTGTTGGGCGGCAATACCCCGGAATTGAAAAAGGCATTACGGGAATATCCATACGCATTGGATATATTTACGAATGAGTTGTTGAAGCATAAGGGCGAATTGCAAAAAACCGGGTTATTCTTTTCGTTTACGACCGACCCGTTATTGCCGGAAACGCAAAGGTTGACCCGCCAAGCAATCGGCGTTTGTCAACGCCACGGCGTCCCGGTTAAAGTGTTGAGCAAATGCGCCGAGGGTATCAATGTTTTAATCGACTTTGCCGAGGCGTCCGAGGGTTGGGATAAATCCCGCATTGCCATTGGTTCCACGTTGACCGGGTGCGACGAATTAGAGCCAAAAGCAAGCCCAAACCGGATGCGTATAAACGCATTGGCACGGGCAAAACGCCACGGGTTCCGTACCTTTGCAAGCGTTGAACCAATCCCCGTGGGAATGTTTGACCGGGCGTTTCCTGTAATTGCTTTGTCGTACCCCTTTGTTGACTTGTTTAAGATAGGATTACAAAGCGGTTGCAGATATACAAAGCGGGAAACATTGACGTTTTACAACGACGTGTTCGACTATTGGGAGGCGCACCCGGACAAAACACCCCGGATATATTGGAAAGATAGTTTTGTAAGAGCGTCCGGGATTGACCGGGAAACATTGCCCGGTTATTGTGTCCCGGCAAATTGGGATTTGTTCAATGAAAAGAAATGAAATAAGGGTTGAAATTCCCGCCGATTGTCGATTAGTTGGCGTAAGGACGGACGGCGATGTTGCCGTTATCATTTACGAACCAATTCCAAGCGTCCGGCAAATTGGATTTATCCATTACCCGGAACCAAACGACGAAAACGAGGACGAACCCGATAATAAAAATGATTATGCAGTATAATAACAAAGATTATAAGCCGAAATTGCACGACCGTTGGCGTGCATTAACCGTTAAAAACCCGTATGCAACGCAGTTGGTAACGGCGGCGTATGAGGACAACGGAATTGTTTACGGAGAAAAATGTATTGAGGTACGCAGCAAAAACACGCCGTACCGGGGCGATTTAATGGTTTGTTCGTCTGCTAATCCCGTAATTGCGGGATATGAAAGCGGCGTTACTTTGGGATTGGTTGAATTGTACGACGTTAAGCCCGTCGCCGATTTTACCCCGGAAGATTGGGAGAATACCCGCATACCGCCCGAAAAACGTAAATCCATTACAAAGGGGTTCGGTTGGCTGATGCGGAACCCCCGCCGGGTTGTTGAGTTTCCAATTAAGGGACAATTAGGTATTTACAATTTGGTTTACACAAAGGGCGTTATAACCGAATACCCACGGGCGTTGGTAGTTGATAAACAGAGTTACGAATTATTAAACAGAAAAGGAAATGAGTAAAAAACAAGTTGGAATTATCCGCAACAATGGCGACGTACATACGGCGCAAATTGGGTTCCATATCGGACGGGTTGGCGTATCTGTTTACGTCCGGGAATATTGGAAATATAAGAGTTGGTTTATTATTCCCGGCGTGTCTGTGGATGCGGTCAACGGTTACGACCGTTACGTTGACATTGAGGCGAAAATATTGTTTGTCGGCATTGGCATACGGTTTATATGGATTAAAAGAAAGGTAAAACGATGAAAGCAAAGATTTTATTGTTATCTTTGGCAACGCTTTTGTTGGGGGCGTGCCAAAGCGAGAACGAACCAACGGAAACATTTTATTTACTACAAAAATCCGAGAGCATGGAAGAAAGAAACGAGTTTGTAACGAATACCACGGCGGCAATGATACAGATAAACGCCCCCCGGTATAATTGTGAGATTGTCGAAACCGCATTAGCGGGCGGCGATAGGGTACGAATTTGCGTAAAAGGCGCAAAGGACGATTTGGACGCATTGTTTGACTATGTAAGCGAAGCGGGCAAACAATGAGAGTTAAGCAACCCGAACCGTTCGACCGGGAAAGAGAGTATAAGCCCGGCGAACGGGCAATTGTCAACGGTGCGGTTTTAATTGCTACATTATGGACGCCCGCCGCACAACGGTTGGCAGATAGCCCCGAAACATTATTTTGTCAACGTTGCGTTCGTTGTAAGATTGGAAAAGATATTTGCACCGGGGCAAATCTGAAATGTGATAAATACAGCCGCACCGACCGAAAAACGATTTTTTGGCGGTTGGCATATCCAAAGAGTAACGCAGTAAGAACAATTAAAAAAAATAGCAATGAATAAGCAAGTATTAAGCCCCTTTGATTGCGATATGTGCGCAATGATTGAGGACATAACAAAACAAGAAATTGAGGTTACGGCGTCCGATACCTCAATACGTTTGAGTTGGGCGCAAAATGGTAGCGAGGGAAAGGATAAGCCGGAGGCGCAAAGGATTGCAGCGTTGAAACAAGCAATCCGGGGACGTTTGGGAGACCGTTTTATTGAGTTCTCCTATGCTGATAACAAACAATCGGTTTATATGAAGTACGACCCGGAAGAATACCCGGAAGAGGTAAGAACCAAGTTAGCCGACCCGGACGCAACGGCGGGTTCCCGGTATTGCCGCATAATGTTGGAAGTTGATGCAATCCAATTTCGCCGGGACAACGTGAACGACGTATTGAAGTTTACAGGCGGCGGAACGGTTACGACCCCAAGAACCCCGAACGGAAAGGCGGTTTATTCATTCCCGGACGGTAACGGAATATTCATTGATGTACCGGAAGATTGGTTTATTATCCGGGAGCCAAACGGACGATTTACTGCCCGCCCCGAAAAGGATTTCAAACGGGAATTTGAGCCAAAAGAAATACCCACCGAAAAATCCCAAATACAACCGGATGAAACAAGCGGATGCGGTAATTGTGTTCATTTCCTGCATGAAGATGCCGACGGCAACGGATATTGTGAAGCGTTCCAAGAAAAGCAAAATTGCGGTGTTATGCCGTGCCAACATTATATCAATAAACAACAATTGAGCGATGAATAAAAGAGAAAAGTTTGTAAAGGAGATTGCGGAAGTTATCAACCGCAATTCATTGGAGGGTAATTTCAATGATACCCCGGATTACATTTTAGCGAGTGTTGCAGTTGCAGCAATGGAGGCTTTTGCCGATGCGTCCAAAGTACGGGACGATTGGCACGGTTTTAGAAAGGCAGATAATGACCGGAAATATAAAGCCATTTGCGAAAGCCAAAAAGCAAAGCCCGTGAAAACTTGTAAGGGTTGCCCGCTTATTGATGTTTGCCCCGCCGTTCAAATGGAAAAGCAACCGGAACGCAAAAGGGAGTACAAAAAGCCGGAAGCGTTCGACGTGCTAAAAGAGGTGCAAGCAATGGCGGATTTTTTCGGGGAAATGTTTCCCGGAACCGAAGTTGAGATACACCGGATAGAACCCCGGAGAAAGCCACGGGATAAACGCCGGGCAAAGAACAAACGTAATAATCGGAAAGGAAAAACCATTTGAGGAATGAAAAAGGGAAATAATTGTTCCGGTACAATCCCGGATAAGTTGACCGGATGCGCCCCGGATAATCGGACACCCCAAAAGATATGCGGGACGTGTCGTTATTTTAACCCGGAATATCCGATAAACGGGAAACCCCGCCCGGTATGTTTAGCGTTGAAAGAAACCAAAGACGGGCATACGTATAAAATCACATTAGGAGTTGAACCGCATTTTCATTGCTCAAACGGAAAGTATGAAAATGGAATAGGACGATAGAGCAATAGCCCCGGAAACAAAGCCGGGGTTTTGCCGTTTATATGTGAGAGAGAACAAACGGTTGGCAATGTACAGGAAAAGCCGTAAATTTGCCCCGTGGTTAAAAGATAACCGCCGAGATATAGAAAGTATTGGATAAGACAATAAAGCCTCTTAAAATGGAAATTCCCCGCAAATAACTTGTAAAGGGTAAAACACGTTTTAAGGAGGGAACGGGAAAAAGAAACACAGAGAGCCGAAGAACCAAAGAGGAACCAAAGGACGGAAAGGATAAAAGAACCGAGGAACCTAAAAAATGTTAAAGACAAAAGGCACAAAAGGTTGATTTTATACCCCGTTTGACATTATAAAGAGGTTTGACGATGAAAAAGAGAAAGAAGCCATTAGGTTATAATAAACGTTCCGAGGAACAACGAATTTACGACATTCGGTTTTGTTCCGATTTATTTTTGCGTGGGTATTCGTACCGGGAAATTGCGGACGCATTGAACCGGGATTTATGCGCCCGTGGAATGGGTTATACAATAACCTTTCAAATGGTTTATTACGATTTGCAACAATGCCTTATTGAGTGGAAACGGGAACGGTTGGATAATATCGACGATTATGTTACGCAGGAGTTGCGCAAATTGGATGCAATGGAGGTGCAAGCATGGGAGGCGTGGGAAGCGTCTAAAACCGGGAAATTGCGCACCAAGGAAAAAACCAATAAGGGGCGACCAATTAAAACGGATGCCGAGGACGGCGACCCGGAATATTACGGCTACAATGAGACGGCAACCGAAACATCCGCCGGAAACCCCCGTTTTTTAGATTTGCTTTTGAACATTCAACAACGCCGGGCAAAGATGTTGGGATTTGATGCGCCCGTTAAGATAGAGATACCGGGCGTTAATGCTTCAACGGATAGCGATAAACCAAAGTACGACGTTAAGGCAATACCGGACGACCTGTTATTTGCCGTTGCTGATAAATTGCAGTCCGCCGAATTTGCAAAAGCTATGAACGAGAAAGGAGGGTTGCAGTAATGGCAAAGAAAGTAACCGCCGCCCGTCCGTCCCAATCGCAACCACAATGGCAAAAGGAGGTTTGCGATACGTGTCGTTTTTCTGAATGGATAACCGACGACCATAGGCACCGAGATTTGAACGGGAAACCGATTTGTTTGCGTTGCCCCAATTACCCGCATTACATTGTACGAGGTCGCCGGGCTTGTAATAAATGGGAGAAAGGAGTTAAGAAATGAACAACGAACAATTATTGCAGATGTATAAGGCATTAAGCGAGAACCCCGGCGAATTGGTAAAAGCCGCCGCCCGCAAACGCCTTATTAACTTTGCCCGATATATGCAGCCGGATTTAGTATTAGAGCCGTTCCACGTCGTATATTATACCCTGTTGGATATGTTCGCCCACGGGAAAATACGAAAGATGATTGTACAACAACCGCCGCAACATGGAAAATCGGAGGGGTCGAGCCGAAAGTTACCCGCTTTCATGGAGGGATTGAACCCGGATTTGAAAATAGTTATCGGGTCGTATGCTGCAACCATTGCACGAGATTTCAACCGGGATGTACAACGTATTATCGACACGCCCCGGTATCGTGAATTGTTTCCCGGTACGTATTTGAACGGTTCCAACGTAGTAACAATGGCGAATACCTATTTGCGGAATAGTGATGTTATCGAAATGGTAGGGCGCAAAGGGTCGTTGCGTGTTGTAGGTCGTGGCGGTTCCCTTACATCTAAAACCGTGGACGTGTCGATATTGGACGACGTGTATAAAGATTATGCCGAGGGTAATAGCCCGATTGTAAGGGCGGCGGCGTGGAAATGGTACACAACCGTTGTTCGTACCCGTTTGCATAATGATTCGCAAGAACTCATTGTTTTTACCCGATGGCACGACGACGATTTGATAGGACGTATTGAGAAAAGCGGGGAAATTATTATTGATGTTAAGTGTTGGGCTGATTTGGATAACATACCCCCCGGCGCATGGGTTAGAATAAACTTTGAGGCATTGAAAACAGGAGAACCCACGGAGATAGACCCACGGGAACCGGGGGCGGCATTATGGGAAAGCCGACACAGTAAGCAAAAGTTGGAAGCGCAAAAAGCATTAGACCCGGTACAATTTCAATGCCTCTATCAAGGCAACCCCGGTTCCGCCGAGGGTCGATTATATCAACCGTTCAAAACATGGGTTGAAAAATCCGATTACGGCACGTACATACGTTCCGGCGCATACATAGATGTTGCCGATGAGGGGGACGACCTTTTGTTTGCCGCCACGTATGACGTTTATAAATCGGACAACATGATTTTCAACGAGAAAACAAAGCGTATGGAACCGTTGTTATTTGCTTTAATTACGGATATGGAAATGACGGACGAAAATACGGACGTTACAACCGTAACCGTTCCGGCAATGATTAACAGGAACGGCACGCAAAAAGTATGGGTTGAGAGTAACAACGGCGGTGCGGGTTACGAAAAGGTTATCAAAAAGAAAATGCGTGCAATGACTGAACCGTTTTACCAAGGCGGCAACAAGGAAAGCCGGATTATCACTAATTCCGCAATGGTAAACCAACATATAATAATGCCGTTCGGATGGGAAACCCGGTACAAGGCAGTTTACGACCACATTACAACCTTTTTGCGTAACTTCGATGCTAACACGCACGACGACCCGGAAGATGGGTTAACCGGAATATACGAAAAGGAAATAGCGGACGGCAATTTGCAGCCATACGCACACGCCAACCGGGGTGTTAAGCGTCGTAATTAGCAATATTATTGAGATATGCAAGATTATACCGGAAAAAGTTTATAACTTTGTAGCAAAAACAAAGGGCAAAGGGAAAGCCCGGAGATAATGAATTTAGTTTTAACGTTAAAAATTAAAGAGTATGATTACTTGTAAGTGTCCGGCGGCGGCTTCATTGCCCGATATTCCCGCCGTAAAATGCGCCGAAAGTTTCGGGCAAATCCAAAAGGTAGCGTTTCAACGTCTAACCAAAGACGATGGAAGCAAAAACAGTTTTACCACGGAAAAGGCAATTACTTTGCTTGCATCATGGACGCCGTTATTGTCGGCGGCTAATAGCACAAAAATTGTTGTTTCCCCGTATATCCAAGCCCCGACCAACGAAGCCGGAGCCGCCCGAACCTTTGGCGGCGGTAACGAAACATTGGGAGGCGTTGAGGAAATTATAGGTCGTGAACCGAACCCGTTCACGGGTGTAATGCGTAAAATCCCCCAATCAGTAATTAAAGCAATGAAAGAATTGCAATGCGAAAGTTGGGCGGACAATTTGGGCGTCTATCTGTTTGATGAAAACGGAAGTATTGAAGCTATTCAAGACGAAACGACCCCGACAACGTATTATCCTATTCCAATTCGTTCTTTGTTCATTGGCGACAAAACACACGGCGGATTGGAAGCCCCGGACAGCAACGCAATACAATGGGCGTTTTTGCCGAACTATTCGGATGACCTCACAATTGTAACCCCGGATTTCAACCCGCTAACCGATTTGAAACCCGCAAACGGTTGACGATATGGCGGCAAAGGTTACAAAGGTTAAATTAATTTGTCCGCCGCATGGTTTAACCGATGAATTTGAGATTAAGCACGCCGAAAGGTTGTTGCGGATGCCAAACAACGGCGGTTGGCAGTTACCCAAAGACAGCGATTTTAAATTTACCAACGACAATGGGATTGAGTATAAACGAAATAAAAAAGCGGATAACGGAGCCGAAAAAGCGCAAAACGATAAATAAGGCTATTTATCACCAACAGCGCATTAATTTTCACGCCCGCACCCGTATAACGTCGTTTGACATTTGCCAACCGATTACGGATTTTATGGCATTTGTTTCTAACCTATTGCCGTATGATAAATTTAAGATGTTCAAAACATTGTTCCGTTACCCCGTTAAAACAAACGAGGTAACGGGCGTTTGTTTTGATAAGTTGAGCCGGATTTTTGACGGTCGTAACCCGGCGTTCAATTATCAATTCCAAAACCCGGAACAAAGGGACGATTGGGAGTATTACCGCCAAGACGTATTACACGAACCGGAAATTTGGAGTACAAAAGGATGGGAGTTTTTCCAAACCGAAATAAATAGCGTTCTAATTGTCGATATGCCGAGCGAACAAAACCCCGCCGACAAATACCCGCAACCGTATTTCTATTGGTTGCCTATTGCATCCGTGATTGATTACAGAGCCAACCCGACGACGGGGATAATGGATTATATCATATTTAGGCAGGACGGCGAACGTATCGCAGTAATTGACGACGAACGTTATAGAGTTTTCAGAGAGGACAAAAACCACAATATCGGCGAATTGCTGATTGATAACCCGCACGACGTCGGTTATTGTCCCGCCCGTTTCTTTTGGAATGAACCGTTGAGTTTATCGGAACCCGACATTAAGCAATCCCCGCTAACCAAGCAATTGGAGGCGTTGGATTGGTTTTTGTTTTACCATATCAGTAAGCGACATTTAGATTTGTACGGTGCATATCCGATATATTCCGGTTACGAACAATCATGCGATTTCAGTAACGGCGAAAATGGCGATTATTGCGACGGTGGGTTTTTGAAAGACAAACAAGGGTTTTATAGATTGGACGCTGCCGGGCTTTTGATGCGTTGCCCCAAATGCGGGGATAGTCGTATTAACGGCGTCGGTTCGTTCGTTGAAATACCAATACCGGACGGGGATAAACAACCCGATTTGCGTAACCCGGTGCAAATGCTAACCGTTGACCGTGGGAGTTTGGATTATAACGTTGAGGAAGAAAACCGCCTAAAGAATGACATTATTACGTCGGTTGTTGGAACCAACGAGGAAATAACCACACGGGACGCATTGAACGAGCAACAAATACAGGCGAATTTTGAGAGCCAAAGCACGGTATTAAACCGAGTAAAGAAAGGATTTGAGGCGGCGCAACAATTCGCCGATGAAACCGTTTGCCGTTTGAGGTATGGCGGTTTGTTCGTTTCTGCAAAAGTCAATTACGGCACGGAGTTCTATTTATCCAACGCAACGGAGTTACGGGAACGTTACAAAGTGGCAAAGGAAAGCGGCGCAAGCGAGGCGGAATTAGACGCCCTACAAAACCAAATTATCGAAACGGAATACCGGAACAATCCAACCCAATTGCAACGTATGTTGACGTTGGCGGAATTGGAACCGTACCGACATTTAACCCGTAACGAGGTATTGGATTTGTACGGCAAACAGATTATCAGCGAAAACGATATGCGTATAAAGTTGAATTTTGCTAACTTTGTACGCAGATTTGAGCGTGAATATTTGAACGTGTTAGAGTTTGGGTATAATATGCCGTTCAACTCTAAGATAAATTTTATAATTAATAAAATGAATGACTATGCTAGTGAAAGTAAGCGAGGGCAAAACTAAAGACGTTGCGATTATCGACGTTACGCCCGAAAACTACATTGTCCCGGACAATGAGAAACATTTGTATCATTGCGTTATCGAAATTAAGAAATTCGACAGCGAAACGGGCAAACGGTTATCAATTCCCCGTATTCAGAAGTTCGGCAAAAAGGGTTATGAAAATAGCATTGCCGACAATCTGAAAAAGCAGGGTTACACGATTACCGTATTGCACGACCCCAACGAGTACATGAAAGCGAAAGCCGAGGCGGACGAAAAGGCAAAGGCAGAAAAAGCCAAAGCCGCTGAGGAAAAAGCCAAAGCCGATGCCAAAGCGAAAGCCGAGGCGGACGCCAAAGCCAAAGCCGAGGAAAAGGCAGCGTTGAAAGCCGAGATTTTGGCAGAACTGAAAGCGGCGGGAGTTATCCCGGCGGAACCCGCCAAAGAAACCAAAGCCGATGCAAAGGCAAAGGCAGAAGCCGAGGACAAACCCGGAGCGAAAAAGTAACAGAGTATTAAACTATTAAAAATACGATTATGGCACAGATTGCACAGCAGGACAATTTGGTTATTGAAGTAACAACAACCGCCGCCGCATTGGATGGCGCAATAAAGAAAAAGTTGATTGAATGTATTGAGGGCGGAACAATTACCGACGTAATTTTGGTAACAAAAGAGGCTGAAAAGAAAATCAGCCATGCACGTGTTGTTAGTTGGTTGGTTGACACAACCGGGGATTCCCCAAAATACACAATTGATATTATTAACGCAAACAGCGGAGCAGTAACAGCAATCAAACTTAATTAATTCAAAGGGAAAGAATTATGTTAACGAGAGAAATTTTAGTTGCAAATGCGGCATTAGCCGGATTAACCGACGAACAAATTGCGGCAATTACAACATTGTCCGCCAACGACGAAAATAGCGTTATCGCCAAAAAGACGGGCGAAATTTACGGCGGATTGGATGCCGATATTTTGGCGGCGTCCAATATCGAAAAGAACGGAACCGAAAAGACGTTTGATTACGCAAAACGTGTGGTCGCCGAGCTAAAAACCAAAGCGGAAAGCGCAAGCGCATTGCAAACCCAAATCGACAGTCTAACGAAAGAAAAGGCACGTTTGGAAAAAGCCATTGCCGACGGTGCGACGGATGCGGAAACCGCAAAGGCATTGAAGCAAGCAAAGGCAGATTTGCAAAGCGTTACGACCCAATACAACGACCTCAAAAGCAAATACGATGAAGCCGAACAAACCCACACAAAGGAAGTGTTTGGCATTCGTGTTGAAACGGCATTGCAGACAGCAACCGCCGGGTTGAAGTTTAAGGCAGGATTGCCGGAAAGCGCAACAAAGGTTTTGTTGGGCCAAGCAATCGAAAAAATTAAGGGTATGAACCCGGAGTTTATCGACGACGGAAAGGGCGGCAAAATGTTAGCGTTTAAGGACGAAAACGGCGCAATCATGCGCAACCCGAACAATCAGTTGAACCCGTACACCCCCGGCGACCTTTTGACCCGTGAATTGGAAACAATGGGTATTTTGGATAAGGGACGCCAAGCGGCGGGCGGCGGAACGGGCGCACCAACCGGAGCCGGGGCGGGCGGTAATGTTACCGTTGACATATCCGGCGCAAAAACAAGGGTTGAGGCATACGACGCAATCGCAAACACTTTGCAACAACAAGGTTTGCAGATTGGAACGGCTGAATTTGACGCCGGAATGAAACAAGCATGGCAGGACAACAATATTGCTGCATTGCCGGAAAAGTAAAAGACAACACGGGTAAAGGGTAAACCCGCATTTATAAACAATTTAATTTTTTAAACAATGAGTTTAATTGCAACAAGAGTACAGAATTGGCGGATAGAGAACCCGGAGTTAGACCGTAATATGTTCCGCCCGTGTGAGTACGGCGCATTGGATTTCTTTATTGAGCAAACCAACGCCCCCAACTCAATCATTAGCCCTAATTTGAGAGATAGGGCGTTAGTAAGTATCGGCAACACGGTACAAGTTCCGGTTATCAATTATGACGAAAACGTACAAGTTAGCAACGTGCGTTCATGCGTTATTGCTGATAATGAAAATACGTCCGCATTGGTAACGCTTGTTTGGGCTACTTATGCAATCGGGTTTACAATGGTTCCGGCGGCATACTCAAACAATGAGATTTCGTACCAACACGATTTTATGCGTAAAATGGAGAAAACAACCCGTGCGTTGGCGGATGCTTTGGATAAAGGAGCCGTTGCCGCATTGGAAGCGAACAAAACGCAGGTTTTCAAAACTTTGCTCAACTACACGCAGACCGGAAACGTGGTACAAGTTCCAACCCAAATGGCAACCGAGATTTTGGGCGACATTAACCCAATCATGCGGGCGAATTGTTACCCGGAATATATCCACCTTATCGCAAATGCGGGGGTTGATAGCCTAATTCGTAAGTTGGCGCAACATGGCGTTTACAACGACGTTAATAAGCGCATGGAATACGATAACAAAGTATTGCATTATACCAACAACGTAACCGACGAAGAGAGCAAAATGGGAACAATGTTTGCCGTTGCTGATGGAAACGTTGGTATTTTAACCCGTGTTGACCGTGAAGCGTACCGCCGTACCCGTGCGAATTTCCACGAATGGGACATTGTACGATTGCCGTACATTGATTTGCCCGTTGGTTCGCATTATTATACCGCCGTTGGCGACCAATCGGCGATTATGGGCGACGCAACCGCCGATTTGACGTGTGCGGTTAAGGAGTATTTCGGATTTAGCGTTGATGTTGCCTACATGGTAGCATATAACAGCAAACCGGACACCGTGGCAAATCCGATTATCAAAGCCGAGATTGCAGCACGCAACCAGAACGAACCGTTGGGTATGCCCGTATATGTAACCAACGCCGGGGAATTTCCCGCCGGGGGTGCAGGCGCATAAGCCGGAAAACGGAACAATTATTTAACCGAGGGGACGGGGTGGTTATCCCCGCCCCCTTATTTATTTCAAACGCAGATGTATCGATTAAAAGAAATACAGGACGCATTATTGCACGTCGTCGGGTGGGAACAATCATACGACCCGGCAAAGGCGATAGACGACAATTTAACGCAGACGGAAAGCGGTTTGACGTTTCAAGGTGCGCACCCCCTTGTTACTTTGGATAATGTCCGGGCAATCGTCCCGGATGATTTCGTTTTTCAATATCCGGTTTGGAATATGATAACGGAATACAAAGCCGGGGCAAAGGTTCGCCACAACAACAAAGTTTGGATTGCGGCACGGGACAACCAAAACGAGGAACCGACCGAAAGCGATTTTAACGACGATTACGGCAACCCCTATTGGCAACCGTACAATTTCATTTCCGATTATTTGGAGCGGTTAACCCGTAACGGTATTGCGCAAATGGTACAAACATTCACGCAAATAAAGGGATTAGATAAGGAAACAAAGAACCTGTTGGAGCGGCGCACGTTCTTTGACGGTGCGGGACGTATCCGGGCGACGTTGCCGAATAATCATAAATTAGTCGGGTTTGAAATTGTCCCGGTTCGTTCTATGGGCGTAACAATGAAAATCGAACAAATCGGGTTGCAAATGACGGGCGCAACCGGGGTTGTTCGTATGTATCTTTTCCATTCGTCCCAAATTGACCCGATAAAGACGTTTGATTTGAATTTTACGCAGACAAACGGCGGTTTTCAATGGTTCCCGTTGAAAGATTGTTATTTGCCGTATATCAGTACCGGAAACAACGCCGGGGGGTCGTGGTTCCTTTGTTACAACCAAAACGATTTGCCCGCCGGGATGCAGGCAATTAACATGACAAAGGATTGGAGCCGGGAGCCGTGCGGGACGTGTACGGGTTACGTTGATTTGGAGCGTTGGCGGGAAATAACCAAGTATTTACAGGTATCCCCGTTTATGATGAACGCCCCGGAAACATTCGACGAATACCCGGAGTTGTGGGATATTGCGTTGACGATGTACACCAATACGCAGAATTACGGGTTGAATTGCGAAATAACCGTTGGTTGCGACCTAACGGATTTTATCATTAAGGAAAGGCAGATTTTCCAAACGGTTATCCAACGACAGGTTGCCGCAATCATGTTGCGCACGTTGGCAATGAACCCCGATGTTAAGGTAAACCGGAACCAAGTAAACGCAACCCGGTTGGAAATTCTTTACGAATTGGACGGCAACGTTGAGGGTCGCCCCGGCGGTTTGGGTTATGACCTTAAAAAAGCATACGAGGCGTTGCGGTTGGATACGCAGGGTATCGACCGTATTTGCCTTACTTGTAATAACCACGGCGTAAAATACCGGACAACGTAAGATTATGGCGGGGTTAAAGTCGATACAGGATTTACGCAACCGGGTTGCCACGTTCAACAACGGGTTATCGTCCGGCGCATACATTCAACAAATCATTTGGGACAATGACGCCTATATTGTTGATATGAACGCCGAGGAACAATTGTTTGAACAGGGTATTAACCGTTTGGGCGTGGATATTATGGATTACGCCCCGTATTCGCCGTTGACGATAGCCATAAAAGAGGAAAAGGGACAACCGACAAACCGGGTAACGTTACGGGATACCGGGGATTTTGAAGCGTCGTTTTTTTTGGAAGTCGGCGACAAACAATTTGAAATAAAGGCGTCGGATTTCAAAACGGAGGACTTAATAAAAAAGTACGGGCGGCAAATATTGGGATTGACGGACGAAAATATTGCGGAGTTGATTTGGCAATATATATTCCCGGACTTAATGGAGAAAGCAAAAAACGTATTATATGGCAACGAATAAGAAAACAACCCCTATAATTCCCAACCCGGTTTTAATTGACCGGGTTTTGGGGAACATACAAACCGGGTTAATGGATAACGTCGATTGGTTGGACGTCGCATTTGGGCGGGCGCAACGTATCGCCAAAGTGATACAGGGCAAACGCTATTATACCCCGAACGTATATGCGGGCGGGACGGAATGGAGAGGAAACAACGATTATATCGACGTTTCCCCGGATGCCAATATTGGCAATTTTTCGTTCTTTTGGATAGACGACCCGCAAACGGTCGGTTGGGTTCCCAAAGAGCAAAGCGAGATTAAAGCCCCGTTTTCCCTTATTGTTTGGTTCGATTTGCGCAAGGTTTACCCCGGTCAACTCAACAACCGGAATACCGAGGCATTGAAGAACGAAATATTAACTGTCCTAAATGGCGGTTTTTGGCTGAAAGACGGGACGATTGTAATAAACCGGATTTATGAGTTGGCGGAAAACGTGTACCGTGGGTTTACGTTGGACGAAATAGATAATCAATTTTTAATGCACCCGTTCGGCGGTTTTCGCTTTGAGGGTGTATTGTCAGTTAATCAACCTTGTAACATTTAACGATATGGTAACTTTCATTATTTGGGTTTTGGTCGTGGCAACCGTGGCGGCGTTCCTGTTGACCCTGTTAAAAAAGTGGGGCGTTATTGAGTACGTCCAAGTTCACGGCAACGACTTTTTTGTTAAGATGTTCAATTGCGGCTTTTGCTTATCATGGTGGGCGGGGGTCGTTTTGTCCGTCCTGTTTGCTATATGCACCGGGAACCCGGCGTTGTTGTTGGTTCCCTTTTGTTCAACCATGATAACACGTTATTTGCTATGAAAACGGTTAAGATAGGGGAATACACGGTTGAGATATACGACGCAATCGACGAATTACCGATGTTGCGTTTCCATAAATACAATAAAATGTTGTTGGTTGATGCCGGGATTGGTTCCGATTTGCAGGATTTCGATACGCATATAGAAAAGGCAATAAGATACGCCCGGAGCAAAACCCCGGAATTGGCGGCAATTGAATTGGATAATATGCGGCAAAACGTGTATTTCATTCAAACCGGAATAAGCCCAAAGCATTTGGCGTTTGCCGTGTTGGTTAAATCAATCGACGGGGAACCGTACAACGATTTATCCGACGATGGGTTGCAAAAGGTCGTCGATATGTTCGGCGATGTTCCCGTTAAAGAGTTGACCGCCCAAATGGAAGCGGTCAAAAAAAAAATAGATGAAGAATTGCAAATGTATTTCCCCCGGTTGTTCGACGATGCGACGGTTAAAGAGTATTACGACGAATTGCGTAACCGGACAATGTTAATGTTGGATGCGATTATAAACGGCGATACAGAGGACAAACGGGCGGAAATTGATAAAATAACGACGATGTTGTTGTTATATAATCGCCCGGTTGTTTTTAGCGGTTCCGATAACATGGAAATTCAGTACGATAAACAATTTGAAAATATGTGTTTAACCATATCGCAACATTTGCACGTACCGGAACCAAAGAAATACACCGTATTGGAGTATTACAACGCATTTGAGCGGATAAAGGAGTTGTTGAAACCAACCAAAAATAAAAACGGCGTCAAATAAGGCGATTTGCGGCGTTGTTTTTCTTTGGTTGATTAACTACATGGAAAAGAAAAGATAATTTAATACGGGGCAAATTGCCCGCAAATAACGTTAAGTATGGCAGATAATAACAACCCTATAAAATATAGCGACCTTGTAAGCCCGGACGATAGTATTACAAAGTTGATAAATCAGTTAGACCAACTTTCAGACGCCTATATGAACACTCTAAAAAATATAAAGAGTGAGGCGATTACGGTTAAGGCTGCATTGGAGGGCGTAAGCGGGGCGACCGAAAACGGACGTAAGACAATCCGGGGGGCGTCGAACGATACCGACAAATTGACACGAGCGGCACGGGATTTGGCATTTGCAGAAAGCGAGAACGCAAAGCGATTGGCGGAATTGAAGCAAGCCCAAAAGGAGGCAAACGAGTTGAACAAATTAACGACCCGGTTAAATCAGTCCGCCGAGGGTTCGTATAATCGTCTTTCCGCTCAATACTCAATCAATAAAATATACCTCAATAACATGACGGTTGAGGAAAGAGAGGCGACCGAAGAGGGGCGCAAATTGGTTGCAGAAACAAAAGCGATTTACGAGGAAATGAAGCGGTTGCAGGAAGAAACCGGGAAAACGTCCCTAAACGTTGGTAACTATTCCGACGCCGCAAAAGGGTTGACGACCCAAATAGAGAACCAAACGAAGCAATTAGCATTGTTACGATTGGAGGGCAAACAAGGAACCGCCGAATATCAGCAATTGAGCAAAGAAACCGCAATGTTACGAGATGCGGTTAAGGATGCGACCGATGAAATTACCCGCATGGCGTCCGATACGTCCAATTTGGACGCCGTGTTAGGTTTGGCGGCGGGTGCGTCCGGAGGGTTTGCCGCATATACCGGGGCAATGGAGTTGTTCGGGTCTGAAAGCGAGGAAGTGCAGGAAGCGCAAAAGAAATTACAGGCAGCAATAGCCATTACAACCGGGGTTCAAGCCATACAAAACGCAGTACAAAAACAATCTGCAATCATGTTGGGTATTTCCCGGCTACAAATGGCTGCATTGAGCAAAGCGCAAGTTTATAACCGCCTTGTTACCATGCAAGGAACAAAGGCAACGTTGGCGGCTACCATTGCGCAAAAGGCTTTCAATCTGATTGCCGCCGCAAACCCGTATGTTCTTTTGGCATTGGCATTGGTTACGGTTGTAGGGGCTTTAGTTCTGTTTGCCTCTAATACCGACAAATCGGCAAAGAACCAACAAAAACTTAACGAGGCGCAAAAGGTTTGGTTGGATTATCTGGAAACCGAGGCAACCGAAATGAACCGAGTTAGCAACGAACGTGTCGCCCAATTAAACCGGGAATTAAATATTGCCAAAGCCCGCAACGCTTCATTGTCCGAAACCCGAAAGATTGAGGACGAAATATTAGCCGAGCGCACAAAGGCACACAATAAAAGCGTTGGTTTTTACGGTCAAGAATTAGACGATTTGGAAGCGAACCGGGCAAAGTTGAAACAACTAAACGATATGTTGGTACAACTCAATAACGCCAAAGCCCGTGGAGATAAGAAAGTTTATATTGATGTTGATTTAGACGGCAAAATTGATAAAGTCAAGGTTGACGAAGCGATTGAAGCCGTGCAGGGTCAAATAGATAATACCGGGCGGGCGGTTGACATTGCCGTTAATCTGAAAACAGAGGGGGCGGATTTGGACGCCGAAAGAAAAATATTAGCCGCCCAACGCTTACAAGAAAACCGGGACGCCGCCAAAGCCGAAACCGACATATTACGGAAAGCCGAGGACGCCCGGATTGCTTTAATTATAAACACGTTCGACCAACAACGGGCGCAACGCCAAGCCGCCAACGCCCGTGCGATTGCTGATATACAATTGCAGTTGAGAACGGAAACCAATTTAACGCTTAAGGCACGCAAAGCATTGAACGACCAAATTGTTTTATTACGGGAACAATTGGCGGTTGATATGGTAGATATTGCCAACCAACAACGGGCGGCGGAATTGTCGGCACAACGGGCAACGCAGGATGCCCAAATTGCATTAATGGCAGAGGGGGCGGAAAAGCAACGGGAACAATTGCGGGTTGAGTATGAAAGGCAGATACAAGACATTAATACCCGGTTAGAAACCGAGCGGGGATTAACTGAAACACAAGTTGCCGAATTACTCAACCAACAATTACTTTTGCAACAACAATACGCAAAAAGTTTGGGCGAATTGAACAACCAAATTACAATCGACAAAATGCAAGCCGCCGCCGACCGGACGCAATTACAATTAGACGCCGCCCGTGAGGGTTCGCAGGAGGAAATAAATTTGCGCATTAAGTTGTTGCAGCAACAACGGGCAATTGAATTGGCGCAAAATAGACAATTAGCCGAGGACGTCCGCCAATCTGAAAAGGACATAAACGCCAAATACGATGCCGAGGTATTGAAGCAAACGACCGAGTTAAACCAACAACGGGCGTTAATGCTTTTCGACCAACAACAAGCGTTAGAGGCGTCCGAGTTTGATTTAATCCGTAATTCCGAGGAACGCAAAACCCGGTTCCGGTTGGCACAAGAAAAGGCACGGTTGCAAAAGATTTTAGAGTTGAACAAAGCGGCGGGCGTTAAAATGACGGATGCCGAGGTTAAGACAATCGAAAATACCATTGCGAAAATCAACCAAGAAATTGAGAAAAGCAAAGGCGACGAACGGGGAAACGATATTTACGGGTTGTTTGGGCTGAATTTGGACGACGACCAAAAGGAGGCAATAAGTACGTCCGTTTCCTTTGCTATTGAGCAATTAAATAGTTTTTTGGATGCAAAGGTACAAGCCGCCGACGCCGCCGTTTCCGCCGCCGACAAAGAGGTTGATGCAAGCCAACGCCGATTAGATGCGGAATTAGAGGCACGGGCGAACGGTTACGCCAATAACGTTGCAATGGCACAAAAGGAGTTAGACCAAGCCAAAAAGAACCAAGAAAAAGCCCTAAAGGAGCAACAAAAGGCGCAAAAGGCACAACAAGCAATCCAAACAATCCAACAAATCGGAAACCTTGTAACGGCGTCCGCTTTAATATGGAGCCAATTAGGTTTTCCCTTTGCAATTCCGGCTATTGCGATAATGTGGGGTTCTTTTGCCGCCGCCAAAATTAAAGCCGCCCAATTATCCAAGTCCGCCAACGCCGGAGGTTCGGAAAGTTACGGCGATGGTACGGTTGAAATGTTGGCGGGCGGTTCCCACCAATCCGGCGACGATGTGGATTTAGGAACCAAACCGGACGGAACCCGGAGGCGTGCCGAGGGCGGGGAATTTTTCGCCGTTATCAATAAACGTAATTCCCGGAGGTTCCGCCGAATAATCCCGGACGTAATTAATAGTTTGAACCGGGGAACATTCGCCCAAAAGTACCTTAATGCCTACAATACCGACGGCGTTAATGTTACGGTTCAACAAAATAACGCCCCGGATTTGCGGGATTTGAAAGACGATGTAAGGGAGATTAAAGAGCAAAACCGCCGCCGTCGTTACGTCGATGGTAACGGCAATGTTATTGAGGTTTACAAGAATTTGACACGTAAAATTAAAAAATGATATGAACCCAATTTATAGACATTCTTTTGCCGATGTGTTTTTTAAAACCGGAATTATAAACACTAATACGGGGGCTTTGATTACGTCCGGGGATGCGGTGCAAAATCGTTATTATAGTACCTATGTTTCTGTTAGCAATGTTTACCCCCGTGTTTTGTTGATTAATACGGGGGTTGCCCGTGGGGCGTTTTATGATAGCGATAAAAAGTTTATAAGTAGTTTTATTGGAGTAACAACGGGTTCGGTTGATATTCCCAATAATGCGTATTATTTGCGATTTGTTGTTTATAAAACAAGTTATAACGCCGGAACGGTATTTGCCCGGTTGGGAACGGCAACGGCGCAAAATTTGGTTTACGGACGTAAAGCCAACCCGATATATAAGGACGATTTGGCAAAGGAATACGAATTAGAAACGAACCAACGGTTTTATCGTGCCAAATTATCCGGGAAAATATCATTTATCCGGGATGATTACGATTTTATAAATACCCGTCCGTTTGATTATGAATTTTTGTACGGGATAGATAAAAGTAACGACGGCGGTAAAACGTGGGTTCCCTATTTTTCCGGTAAGTTTATGAAAACAGATTGTACGTTTGTTGATTATGATAAAAAAGTTACCGTACAACCCGATGTAATAGACGATTATAACGAAGTTTTGGCGGGATTGGAAAAGGAATACAATTTAATAACGTTAGCCCCGACAATACAACGGATAACAATAAACAAGCGTCCATTAATTCAAATCTACGTTCCGGGCGATAGCGTTGTTTCTTGTTTTTTGGGCGGTACGAATTGGGAACAAGACGCAAACGCCACGACCGACCAAAGCGCATTAGTACAAACTTATCATTTTGCTTTATGCAATATATTGAAAGAAATACAAATTATGTCCAACGGTTCCCCGGCGGTAATATCGGGGCTATATACGGGGCGAATGGCAACGGGCGCAAGTGCGGACACATTCGAGGGGAAATTATACCCTGAGTTAAATGTTAATTATTATATCTACATTACACAACAACGGATAAGCGGCGGTTTGCCTTATGGGCTTGCATTAGTTGAGATACGCCGACAATCGGACGACGTGGCAATGTTTCGTTATTCAAAAGCAACAACATCTCCGTTTGATACATTGGAGTTTGATTTAACCGCCGTTGAGGGTTCCGGGGCAACCGGAACAATGCACGCCGATATGAAAAGTTATAATATATACGCCCGGTATTTGTGCGATGTGGAAAAAATAGACGACCTAAATACATATCCATTGCCCGCCGATGATATAGTTGATAATAACCGTAATTATAGGCGTGCTATTGGTTACGCAATCGACGTGGCGTTTATTTCAAACAACTTTTCAGATACCCCTACCGAGTGGGGATTAGCGGACAACGGAAAGTATTTTGCGCCGCCCTATTCCATATACGGACAAACGTTTTATCCAATTGCCCGGTCAACATGGCGTTATGCGTCGTTGTGGTTTGGGTTTTATCTGATGGATTGGTTATTAGAGGAAAAAGCCCGTAAAGTATATACTTTGCGGGATGCGTTCCCGGTTGCGTCGTGTATATCTGTTTTGCTCAATCAGATTGCGCCGGGCATTACGCACGCAGCCACGGCGGAATATAGCCAATTTTTATACAGTGGAAACAATCCAATATCCGGGTTGAATTTCCGTTTGCTTGTATCACAGAAAACCAATATCATAAACGGGGAATATCAGCAACCCGCACAAAAGGCCCCGACTACATTACAACAATTTACCAATATGTTACGGGATTGTTTCAAATGTTATTGGTTCATTGAGGACGGAAAATTTAAAATCGAACATATCCAATATTTCCGCAATGGCGGTTCCTATTCCGGCGGGGCTATATTAAGCCACGATTTGACAAAGGAATTGAATTTGCGCAACGGGAAACCGTGGGCGTTCAACACGTCGGAATATTCGTTTGATAAGGTCGATTTGCCCGAACGTTACCAATTTGAATGGATGGACGACGTTACGGCGGCTTTTGAGGGATTGCCGATACAAGTAATTAGCAAGTATGTAACGCCCGGAAAGATTGAGGAAATTAATATATCTAATTTCACGTCCGATATTGATATGATGTTATTAAACCCCGGCAACATGAGTTCGGACGGGTTCGCCTTGTTTGCCGCCGTTCCGCCAACGTCCGGGTCGCAATGGATATTGCCATTTACACGGCAAACTGTTAACGGGGTCGAATACTTTTTGCAAAATGGATATTTGGCATTTATCAATTTGCAATCCCCGTATTGGATGTATGATTTACCCGCCCGTCGTGTATCTGTAAACGGTTCCGAGGTTAACGCATACGGTATTGAGAGAAAGAAAAAGCAAACGTTTAGTTTTCCCGCCACGGACGACCCTAACCCGATGCAACTAATAAAAACATATATCGGTAACGGTCAAGTTGATAAATTAAGCGTAAATTTGCATAGCCGTTCAATTAAAGCAACTTTGAAATATGACACCGAATAACAATTTATCCGTTTTGCCGTTTTATACAGATAGGCAATACCAAGATTTCCGCAAATCTTATGCGTATGGCGACGTTTACCCGTTGTTTACGCCGTTGAATAAGTTATTGCCGTTTCAGATAATCCGCCCGACCCGTTCAAATGCGATTCGTTGGGTGCGGATTTACGATTATAAGATTACCCGGTTGTTGGCTGATATAACAACCCAAATGCAAGAAACCGGATTGCAGATTGTCCGGTTTGCTAATTACGGTTATGACGTTATTGTTTATCCCGGTATCGGACAAATGGCGTTAAATTTCCCGGAGGGACGTTATACAATGATGATTAACGACGGTGTACAAACATTCGTTTCGGACGTGTTTACGTGGGTTAGCGGAACGATGGACGGTTATTTGTGTGTTGAGTGGAGCGATGCGCAAAACATGGAGGTTGACGGCGGACAAATCGTTTACGAGGGCGTCCCGTTCAAAAACCGGGTTTACTTATGTACGGAGTTGGGGAAACCCGAATACAAGTTTGAGGAAGAGGGGGAAGAACGGGACGGGTATTTTTTCCCGGAAAAACAAATATCGGAAAAGACATTCCGGTTTATCTTTTTAGCCCCCGAATACCTTTGCGACGTAATGCGGTTAATCCGTATGAGTGATTTTGTAACGGTTTACAGTCAAGGCAGGAAATACGATTGCGACACGTTTCTAATTACCCCCAAATGGCAAACGCAGGGCAATTTAGCATCCGTTGAATGTGAATTTGAATGCGCAACCGTGGTTAAGAAAATCGGACGGGGTGTTATCCCGTCGGGAACAAAAGGAGATTATAATAATGATTTTAACAACGATTTTGACAACCAATAAATTATTTTGAATATATGGGAAATTATGAAGAATTAAAAGCCGCCGTTGCAGCGGTTATTAAACAAAATGGTAATGAAGAAATTACCGGGCAAATAATGCAAAATACATTATTGTCTATGATTAGCAACATTGGTGCTAATTCGACCTTTGCGGGCGTCGCAACGCCCGAAACCGCACCGGGAACCCCCGACCAAAACGTTTTTTACATAGCGTCAAAACCGGGTATATATTCAAATTTTGGAGGATATGAATTAAAAGAGGGGTTTGTGATTTTTGAAAATTCAACCGGAACATTTGTTGCAAAAAACGTTTCAATGGATGCAGTTAGATTCAAATTTTTACCTGATAAATCTATTATAGGCATTCCCAACGTTGATTATAATCATATTTGCAACATTGTATCCAGCGGGGCTTTTACGAGCTATATCGAAGATGCGACCTATGATGCCGCATGGATATTAATCCCTATTGACAACGGCTATATTAATTTAACCGGAGCGACGTTTAGACGTGTATTGTTTTTTAATGATATAAACCCAATTGAGGAAAATTACATTAGCAATGTATCGTCTAATTTTGAAAATATCCCAATCCCTCAAAATGCAAAATTGGCAATTGTCAATATGAGCAAAGCGGCAAATCCCAACGGTTATAAAAATATAAAAGTAAAGCAAATAGGAGGTGCTACAAATTTTAAAGACATAAACGAGTTAAAACAAGATTTGATTAGTATTGATAAAATAACAGCACGACAAATATTTGTTGATACAAATCATATTTGCAACATTGCATCCGGCGGGGCTTTTACGGGCTATATCGAAGATGCGACCTATGATGCCGCATGGATTAATTTGTTGGATGGCGTAATACAATTAAATGTATTAGGAGCAATCCCAACACGATTTATCTATTTTAGCTCGATGGAACCGACAACGGACAATTATATATCTAATAATAAAACTGGGGTTATACCCGATAATGCAGTATTATGTATTATTAATATGAGCCACAATAATAACCCTAATGGATATGAAAATATAAAAGTAGAACAAATGTTTAATTATGTAGATAATACACGATTTAATAATTTGTTTGGAGATTATATTAGAAATATCCCCACGGGTAAAAATTATATTGACCCTAATAATCTTTTACCGGGATACGAAATTTCTTCTGGTCAAGTAGTGCCTAATCCAAATGGTATAATGTCTAACAAGATATATCTAACTAATGGAGAAGTATATACTATGCAAGGCATTTTCTTTTATGGTATGGCAAATGCTATTTTTATTGCATATTATGGGGAAAATGATGTCTATTTAGGTAGGGGGCAATTTAATGCAACCTATGAAGAGGGACAACATTACGGTAATGCAACATTTACTTTTGATGATTATAATGGTAGTATAAAATATGTGCGTATTTGCTTACAAACAAACACAACATATCCTTTTAATAAAGATATTGCACAATTAGAATTAGGAGATACACCAACCGCCGTAGAACAATATCAAGGCGTTGAAAAGGTTGTTTTTCCCACCTCTGATAATGAAGGTAAGAAAAAAATACGCATATTATCAATTGGTAATTCGTATTCGCAAGATGCGTTAGGTTATATCCCTTTCATATTGCCTAATATACAAAAGAATATAGATATTGAAATAGGAATATTATACATGAGTGGGGCAACACTACAACAACATTACAATAACTTTGTTAATGAAACGCCCGCATATACTTATTACCTATTTAATGGCGGTATTAGTTGGCAAAACTTAGGAAGTTACACAATACAACAATCGTTGAAAAGTCAAGATTGGGATATAATATTGTTGCAACAAGGTTCCGTTGCTTCATGGACATGGGCAACATATCAACCATATTTAAACCAATTAATAAATTTGATATATGGGCAAATAGATTATCCGGTAAGGTTTGGTTGGATGCTCACTCAATCACGACCAAAAACAGGTGATACGGTATATACAGACGAAGAAATTATAAGTCATTATAACGCTATTGCAGAAAATTCGCAAAAGGTATTAGATGAAACATTATGCGATTTTATTTTTCCAGTTGGTACAGCCGTGCAAAATGCCCGTACAACTTCATTAAATGATTTGGGGGATTATGGAAAATTATGTTCTTCCGATGGAGGACATTTACAAGAGGGGTTGCCCTCACAATTAGCCGCATATACTTGTATTGTTGAATTATTGAGATTATCCGGTTATGGCATAAATTCGATATATGGCGAAAATACACGTGTTACAACTGAATGGGTACAAGGAAAGAATATACCCAGTCCCAATGGTTCCCCTGTTGGTTCTACGGATGAAAATTGCGCTATTGCGCAAAGATGTGTAATTATGGCAATTAAACATCCTTATAAAATAACTGATATGACAGATATTAATGTTTAATAACTAAGCCGGGGAGCAATCCCCGGCACAACTATTTAAAGATATGGATAAAATTTTTACGTGGGAACAATGGCGTATGATATTCGCCACGTCGTTAAGCCCGGTTTTAGCCTATTTAACCCCAACGGTGGGATTTATGTACGCATTGATTATAATGTTTGCTTTCAATATTTGGGCGGGTATGCGGGCGGATGGGGTAAGCGTAAGGCATTGCAAAAACTTTCGTTTCAGTAAGTTTAAAAACGCATTGGCGGAATTGCTTTTGTACGTTACCATTATACACGTTATTTATTCGGTAATGCTGCAATGTGGCGATAATGAAGCCGCCAAAGTAGTAATTAAATCACTTACATACGTTTTCATGTATGTATATTTGCAAAACGCATTCCGCAACCTTATTAAAGCATATCCCACAAAGGTTGCGTTGCGTATTATTTACCATGTTATCCGGTTGGAGTTTACACGGGTATTGCCGGGATATTGGCAACCGATAATTGAGAGATACCAACGGGAACACGATAGCGATATTATTAACGATAAAGAAAAGGAGGGCGAACAATGAACCAAACAGAGATTTTAAAGTATTTGGAGGGGCAAAAAACGACCCGGACGATTACAGATTTGATTGTACATTGCACCGCAACCAAGCCCGGCGCAAAAGTCAACGTTGATGTTATCGACGGTTGGCACAAAGAACGGGGATTTAAGAAACAACCCCAAAGCGGGCGAATTTGCGGTTATCACTTTGTTATATTGCCGGACGGGACGATTGAAACCGGGCGTTATCTTTCCGAGATTGGGGCGCACGTTTCCGGGCAAAATTCCCGTTCTATTGGTATTTGTTACGTTGGCGGATTGGATGCCAACGGCAAAGCCGCCGACACACGCACCCCGGAACAAAAGGAGGCGTTAATATGGTTATTATCCCGATTAGTTGTTATGTTCCCGGACGCAACGATTAAGGGACACCGGGATTATTCCCCGGATTTGAACGGCGACGGTATAATTGAACCGTGGGAGTTTATAAAAGAATGCCCGTGTTTTAATGCGGCAATTGAATATAGTAACATTTAATTTTGTACCATTATGACAAAGAAAGACAAAAAGGAGTATTTGGAACAATTTGTTGCCAATCAAGGGAACCAAGCGGGAATTAGTATTGCCCCGTTGTTATCCGCTATTATTGCAGATTGCGAGGACGTTTTTACGGTTACGGTTGAGGACAACCAAGAAAATACGAAAAACGTAACGAACCCACAGGCGGAAATAGACGCATTTATTGACGCCGTAAACGCCGACCCGTTGCACAACATACCAAAAGTATATATTTCGGGCGTCGTAATTTCCTTTGCACAATTGGAGATTAACGAGGGCGAAATAAATAGTACGGTTGAAATGGCGGGCGGACATTATGTTTTAACATTGAGCAAAACGCCCAATAGTTCGTTAATCATATACACGGCAAACACATGAAAAAATATCTAATATTGGCGGCAATCATTATGGCGGTTGCCGTCGCCTTTTGGGTACAACAAAGCCGTATTAAGAGTTTGACCGCCGAACGGGATAAATACCGGAGCAATACCGAAACGTTGTTGCAGGACGTCCGAACCTATCAAACAAAGGATAGTTTGAACGCCGCAAAGGTTGGGAATTTGGAGTTAAAATTATCAGAATATAAAAAGTATCGGGCGGACGATGCGGCGTTAATCAAATCGTTGCAGACAAAGAACCGGGATTTGCAAAGGGTAACGACGGCGCAAATGGAAACGATAAACGAATTGCGGGCAACCGTCCGGGATAGTGTTGTATATTTGCCCGGCGATACGGTTACGACCGTTTTACGATGCGTCGATATTGTCGAACCGTGGTTTGAGTTGCACGGATGCGCCACGCCGGACGGACAATTTACCGGGACGCATATAAACCGGGATAGCCTGTTGATTGTCGAAACGGTACAATACAAACGGTTTTGGGGGTTCCTTTGGAAAACCAAAAAGATAAAGAACCGGGAAATTGATGTTGTAAGCAAGAACCCGGCAACAAAAATATTGGGCGTTGAGTTCGTAACCATAGAAAAGTAACTTTTATTGTTCATAATACCGGGAAACGGGGATTGTAACCAAGCGTTGCAACCCCGTTTTTGTTTTTGCCCGTTTTTAGCCCCGTATTTCGATTATTTTGTTTGAATGGATAAAGTACCCACCCCGGCAAATAAAGTGGCTTAAAATGAAAATTCGCCAAAAATAACTTTGCGGGGAGCCAAAAGAACCGTTTTTTGTCCGCAAATCGAAAATAAAAGAAAATTCTTTTGGTAGTTAAAATAAAATGCCCTATCTTTGTGCCATGTTAATAAAACGACCGGGCGTTTTCCCGGCAACAAAAAGAGCGATACAATGAAGCCCGAAGATATTTACAACGGTTTGGAATATACAACAAAAGAAATTAACCGTACTTTCAAAATCAAAGTAAACGGCTTGTTCAACGGCAAAAAGATTAACACGTTGGTTGGCGTTTCCGGTTTGATTAAGTTAGTAGGCGTTGAAATGGCGAACAAATTATTGCGCCGTGCTTTCCGTTGTGTCAAAGACGCCGAACATTGTAAGTTGCGCCGGGGTTTGAAAATATCCTTTTATTATTACTAATCCGACCGGGCGGGTTCCCGGAACCAAATAAATTTCAAATATGGAAACAAAGAAAAGAACACAGGCGACGGACATTGCCGAGATTGCAACCAAGTTAGACGGCAAAGTTAAATTTTCGTCAATCATTTACAGCCAACAAATGTTGTCGGAGAAATACCGGGAAACAGGGGTAAACGATATGTATTTTATCGGCAAAAAATTTGGGTTGTGGTTTTATACAAGCCGGGCGGCATTAGATAACCTTTGTTATCTGCAAAACCCTAAATTCCCGACGTGGGTATTGTGCGAAAATTCATTGAGTTTGTACGAAATAAGATAATAACCCGCCGGGGGTTCGCCCCCGGCACAATAACAAAGATTATGGCAAAGTATATTTTGAGCAAGAAAGCGAAAGGCAAAAAGTATCAATACACCGTTACCGACGAAAAAGGCAACGTTATTTCAACAAGAACGTCCGCCCGTGATTATGTGGCGTGTACCGCCAACGGCGAATTTTATTTTGGGCGGTTGGACTTAATCGGCAAAGGCGACCACGGCAAAGGGTTGAGCGTCACGACGGAAATATTGGCAAACCCCGAACGGGCGTATAAAAAGCAAGTTGCGTACTTTGTGCCGTCTTATCGGAAAGAATGGATTGCCGAGAACCCCGCCGACGAATGGATTGCCCGCAATGTTAATTGGGCGACCGAACGCCAAAAAGAATTAAACGCAATCGCATATTTACAGCCGGGGGAATAACCCCGGCTTTGCCTGTTATGGATATACGATTGACAGAGGAACAACGGGAAATATTGAGCGGTAGAATTTGCCCGTATTGCCACGTTCCGACCGAGTACAAAAATAGTATTGAGGTTTACGGCGTTGATTATGGAATGATTTATTATTGTCCCCAATGCGGGGCGTATGTGGGTGTTCATAAGGGAACCGACCGGGCAAAGGGTCGATTGGCAAACGCCGAGTTGCGCCGATGTAAGATTGAAGCGCACCGATATTTTGATGAGTTGTACAAACGTGGACTAATGAAGCGACGGGAGGCGTACAAATGGTTATCCGACCAATTGGGATTACCCCCGGAATATACGCATATTGGAATGTTTAACCCCGAAACGTGCGCAAAGGTCGTGGACGTTTCAAAAAAGTATTTATTAACCATGCGATTTGCATTAAGACGACAGGATAAAATAAAAGCGCATTTTGAACCCAACGGGGACGAAATGTTGAACCGGATAAAAGAGAGTTTAACCCGGTTTTTTGCCGCCGACCGTTCGGAGTTCCCGGAGGGATACCGGGAAATTGAGGACTGTTTTAACCAATTGCCGGGGGAACCATACCCGACCATTGCAATAAACGACGTCGGTAACGACGACCGAATGATTGAATTTTATGTTACCGG